ATGAGGATGATTTGGCGGGTGCCATAACTGTTAAGACTTCAGTTGAGAGGGGGGAGCGTTTCAACACTGTTCGCCCGATTATCATTGACCCAGCACAGAACTATAAGACCTCTGAGATGCCACAGGTCCAGTTAACCTCTGCCGTTTCAAGAGATAATGATGAAGTAATTACAAGAGATATTCAGTTGTCTTTTACGGACTCTAGCTACATGGCGCAAAGGATCGCCCACAAGCAAATTCAAATGTCAGATCAGCAGAAGGTGATCAACTTCCCTGCCAACTTGTCTGCATTGAATATAGACATTGGCGACAGGGTTAGCGTTACAGTTGCAGAGTTGAACTACAGCAATAAAGTTTTCCGTTGTGTGAACTGGGCGTTTGCTGATACTCAAGACGGCGCAGTCAACCTGACGCTTGTAGAAGATGACGCGGGTAGCTATGCAGACCCCACTGCTGGTGAGTATTCAACAACAACAGCGGATGGAACAATCACTCAGGGATTCCGTGGTGTACCAGATCCACAGAACCTGAGCGCAACTGCTGGCCTAAAAAGCATTGAGTTGAACTGGACTAACCCAGTAAACACCAGCAAATTCAAAGAGATAGTTATCTACGCCTCACCTGATTCTGCGTGGACAAATGCTGTAGAAATAGGGAGAACGCTAGGCACTCAGTTTTTCCATGATGCGTCAAACGGTGCTGACCCTATAGCAGTAGGTGATGAAAGATACTACTGGATAAGAGCGGTTGCATACGGCACTGGTACTGGCAGCTTTGTTGAGTCAGATAGAAACCCAGATAATGATACCTCAACTATCTCAGCCACAGTCGGGCCGAACAACCCCGACTACTCTGATATTGTAGACGATACGCCAGCACAGGCTGCGCCTACCGCTCTCACACTTACCGAAACAACTGCCCTTGGCAATGACGGCTCAGTATTGCCAGCGGTGCTAGTCAGTTGGACTGCACCCAACCCCAATACTTACGTTTCATTTTATGAGTTGGAATTTAAGCGCACCAGCGTTGGTGAGGTAGATTATGGCTCAATTGCCAGTGCTTACACTTCAACAATTGACTATGGCTCTGTTGCTGATGGCACAACCACAGAATTAAACTATGGCTCAGTGAGCGAAGACGTTGTTGGTGGTGATGCTGTGTTCTCCAACATTGCCGTATATGGCACCAATACAACTATTGCCGGTTTAGTCGAACTGCAAGAATATACCTTTAGAGTCAAAGCGGTCACGCTCACAGGCAAGACTTCTGGCACCATTTCAAACACGCTGACTTTGCAGGGCGATAACACCCCTCCCTCGTTACCATCTACGGTTACAGCTACAGGCGGCATTCAGCAAATCACGTTAAACTGGGAAAACCCTAGCGACAGTGACTTTGCTTATGTGGAGATATTCGAGAACACCACGAACAATCAGGCAGGGTCTACGCTAGTCGTTCAAACTCCATCGGATAACCACACAATTGCAGGGCTAGGTAATTCGGTCACTAGGTACTACTGGCTTCGTTGTGTTGATAGGTCGGGCAATATCTCTAGCTTTACTGCTGGGTTCAATGCTACCACTCAAAAGATTGGTTTAGATGATTTCACTCAGGCCGTAATTGATCAGTTTGAAGCGGGCGATGCGTTTGGTATTGCTCCGGTAACTTCAGTTGCAGGTCTAGGTACTGGCGACCACGTTGGACAGATTAAGTTCCTGACTACTACCAGCACGCTTTATGTATGGACGGGTTCAGCGTGGACCACAGACCTATACACGGCTAGTAACGTAGACCCTGGGTCTATCACTGCGGCATCATTCGCTGCTGGCATAGAGCCTATTTCAGCGGTTACAACCCTACCATCGCCTGTAGGTTACACTGGGCCTAAGACTGTTTTCCAAACGTCAGATGCCAAGCTTTACCGATATGATTCGACGGTGCCTGAATTCACCACGTTAGTGAAGACTACAGATCTCAGTGGTACGTTGGGCGATAACTTATTCAGTGACACGCTTAGACCTGTTGAGCGCGTAACCACACTCCCTACCACAAACTTAGTAACTGGTCGCATTGTTATGCTGACCACTGACTCTAAGATCTATCGGTATAACGGCACAAGTTGGACTTCTTCAATTGCTGCGGCAGACCTTAGCGACCAACTGGACTTAGCAACTCAGGCAGCCGGTTTGTTGCCAGAAGCTAATGCTTCATCTGGCTTGAAGAATGCCAACGTCACAATGAACGCTGATGGCACACTGTCTGGGGCGGGTTCTGGTCAAGCTACACTAGGTGGATTGGGTGCGGGAGCTGTTGCAAGTTTAAATTTAATTACCGAAACCTACATTGGCTCTAATGCGATAACAGCGGGCAAGATTGCAAGCAACGCGATAACCGCAAATAAGATTCTGGCAGGGGCGGTCACTGCTGCAAAGATTGGAGCTTTAGCCGTTACTGCTGACAAGATCTCCGCAGGGGCTATAACTGCCGACAAGATTGGGGTTAACGCGGTAACTGCTGACAAGATAACCAGCGGGGCAATTAGCACAGACAAACTCGCCGCTAATTCTGTGAATGCCGATAAGATCGCAGCTAATTCTGTCTCAGCGTCAGAGATTGTGGCGGGCAGCATAACCAGTTCAGAACTAAACACTTCTCAGGTCTTTGCTGATTCTGCTGTAGTTGGTCAGATTCAAGCATCAGCAATTACCACGGCGGCAATCACAGCAAAGGTTGCAAACGTAGAGTTTATTCAGTCCAACAACATTGCTTCAAACGCAATCACAGCCGGTAAACTAGCCGCGTCCAATGTGGTTACTGCCTCAGCGCAGATTAGTGATGGCATAATCACAAACGCCAAGATCGGCAGCGTCATTCAATCTAGCAACTATTCTGCTGGGTCTGCTGGCTGGATAATTAACAAGAACGGCAGCGCAGAATTTAACGGCGTGGTTGTTAGTCGTGACTTGATTGTAGCTACTGGAAGCCAAACGCTATCTGACAGAAGCGGACTGTTTAATAATGACATAACCACCCTAGAAACTATCTACATTGAGGGAGTGTATCCTGCTGGATTCACAGCGTGGGGCGGCGCTAACTCCACTCTTTTATGTAACGTAGAAATCACCGGCAGTTGGTCTACCTTTGTTGGTTCTGAAGGCACCGCAATGATTGGGCCGGTTGCTACAGTTATGCCGTTGACTAAGTTCTCTGGAACTCAAGGCTTTACCTTGAAGATAGAAATAGTGGGTAGAAAGGTAGCAGGCTGGGGCACTCCTAGTGATTTCGGCATAGCGTGGAAACTTTACAAGGTAACCTAATGACACTGATTGATGGCTACGAGAACGACAGCGGTGTATTTTTGAGATATACCGAAACGCAAGATGACCTAGTGGTCATGGATATAAAACACTACGCGCCAGACGCAGAAGACTTCGCGTGGGCACTAGAACAGCTTAGAAACATAGAGGCATAGCATGGCTACTCAACTACAGATAAGACGCGGCACAACTGCCCAGATGAACGCTTTTACAGGCGCAGAGGGTGAGTTAGCCGTAAACACTTCAACCGACACAGTACACGTCCATGATGGATCTACTGCTGGCGGTTTTGCATTGGCTAAAGCTGATGGGTCTAACATTGGAACCTATGCTGGGTCTTTCACAACGTTAGCGGTTAGCGGGGCTACCACGCTCAGTTCATCTTTATCAGTTGCTGGCAGTGCAACTATTGATGGTGGGGCAACAGATAACACGGTTTTAACTTTAGATTCAGGAACAGCTAACACTTACCTGAAAATAACTGATTCAAATTCTACAAATGGCACATTCATTGGCGCAACTACTAATGATTTGAATTTCTATCCTAATAATTCCCTAGCAGTCACCATGACAGCCGCAGGAAACGTGGGTATTGGCTGTTCGCCTAGTAGTCAATTAGAGATAGATGAATCAGGCAGTGGTGATGCAACAATAAAAGTGGGCAATGCCCAAAATGTGTATACCGCAAATGTTGGAAAACAAGGCGCTACAGCCTATGGGGCTACCGCCGCAGGTGCTGCATTCCTTTACACTTTTGATAATGATATTTCAATCATGTCTGACGGTAGCGCGGGTTCCATCAAGTTCACGACTGGCGGAAATACTCAGAAAATGGTGCTGGACGCATCAGGCAACTTGGTTGTGGGTAAGACTACTACAAACTTTGGAACTCAAGGCATTGTTTTAAACAGCAATGGTTCGTTAGACATCACAAAGTCTGGTGACGCAGGCTTGTTTTTGAATCGTTTGTCGAGCAATGGAAACATTATAGACCTCCGCAAAGACGGCGCACCCGTAGGTAGTATTGGGAGTTACTCTGGGTCTTTCCTAAAGATACAATCAGCAGGTAATCAGTCAGGTACACTTTATGGCACTACTGCACATTATCCACTTAAAAACGATGCGCTAAGTGATGCTGATATTGACCTTGGTGGCTCATCTAATCGTTTCAAAGACATCTACCTATCAGGCGGTGCATACCTTGGCGGGACAGGTTCGGCTAATAAGCTGGATGACTATGAGGAAGGCACATTTACTCCTGACTTGAG